CCGTTGCCGTTGTAGCCCCAGCAGTACAGGTTGCCTGCGAGAGAGACGTTAGGGTTTCCGGCGGTAAAGCTGTCTGGGTTACCCTCAATGGCAGCGACCGTTACATACTGAGAACACCCGTTAGTGTAGAACTCAGCAAAGGTTTGGGAGGTTCCGCAGCGTACAAAAGCGCTTTGGTTTGTTGTGTTGCCGTTGCCAAGGTTACCGTAGGGGTTGTAGCCAGAACCATACAGCTCGCCGTTGTTCTTCAGGTAGTAGAAGCAACCGTAGTAGTTCCAACCACCTGAGTAGTAAGAACCAGTGTGCACTTCAATGTCGTAAACATTAGTGGCTCCACTCACAATCTGCGGCGAAGTGTAAGCAGTCGTGTTGCCAAGGCCAAGTTGGCCGTAAGCATTCCAGCCCCAAGTGTACAGTTGGCCGGTGTTAGTAACCGCCATGACGTTACGAGGTCTTGCATGCAGCATACGTACGTTGCTGATACCAGACACTAATTGAGGCGTGGTCTGTGGCGAGGTTGTGTTACCAATGCCGCATTCACCGTTGCCGTTGTAACCCCAGGTCCAGAGGCGATAGCTGCTGTCAATAGCAAAGGCAGTGACAAGATCTGCTTCGCCGCCGTTAAGTTCTTGCGACAACCAAAGACCAATGATCTTGCAGCTTTGGCCAGACACCGAGGCATCAGGACCTAGATAAGGAACCTTGGTCCAAGCATACACGTCAGTTGTGTGGCCAGCTCCTGCAATACCCTGGTTGTTGTAGCCCATGAAGAAGACGTCACCGTCTTTAGTCAAAGCCAGAGCAGAACCAGAACCGCCGTGGTGGATTTGCACAAAGTGATCGCCAGCCCGCATCAGACCGTATTCACCACTGAACGTCATCACAGACGTCAAGTTAGCGTGGTTGTGGGTGTGCGCGTACTTACCACCTAAGCCGTACTCAGTAGTGCCTCTGACAATGTACTCGTAGCGATCGTTAAGGAAGGCTGAGTTAAGGTGGCGAGAATAGCCAGCCCGACGCGACGAGACACGTGGTCCAAGGCGCGGGTTTAGCAGGCCTGAGGCGATGCGCAGGTTGTTACCAGCGGCTTCTCCAAGCCAGGGTTCATTGCCTGTACCAATCAAGTTTGCTGGCGCGTGGCTGTACTGAGTCTTGTACGTGTTAACCAAGATTGAGTTGCCCACGAAACCAGCGGGGGCTGCCCAACTAATTCCTGATCCGGAAGCCGTCAAGACTTGGCCAGAGGCGCCAATGCCAAAGCGAATTGGAGTTGTGCCGTTGTGCGTAACCAGGTCTCCAAGTGTCGTCAAGATATTGACGCCTTGCATCATCAAGTCCCAATACGTAGTATTGGTAGGCAGGTTGCCAGTAGATGCTAGCTTACAGATGTAAACGCTTTCGTTGTACTTGACAACGTCATCCTTCTCATAGGCAGTAGCCCCTGAGTAGTTGTTCTTCCACGTGAATTTAATCTTACCAAGATCAAGGGTTGCCATGTTTTACTCCTTACGGTAATGTACAAATGAGGTGGCCGTCATTGTTGACAGAGAAGACATTGCCTGACGCGCCAAGGAAATAGTCCTCATAATTGTTTACGTCGAAAGAATCAGCGTCTCCAATGATCGATCGATCTAGCAGTAGTGAACCACTTGAGATCCTAAAACCATAGAAGGTTGAGTTGTCTTGTGGAGGCGCGATTGTCTCGTAGCCAGAACGGTCTGACTTGATGCGGATAAACTTAAGCTCGTCACCAGCAACCAAGGTTGGGAGACCAGCATTTTGAAGTGTTGTGTTGGCTGAGTTAGCCGCGGCCACAGCAGACGAAGCAGAAGCGGCAGCTGCGGCAGCCGATGCGGTTGCGGCAGCTGCGTTGGTTTGAGCATTTGCAATATCAGTCGTTGTGGGGCCCATTGCAACCTTAGTACCTGTTGCATCAACGACTAAGGCTTTGTTTGCTTGGAACTCAGCAACACGAATACCTGTCACTGTACTGGTTTCAACAACCTGTAGTGAGCGGTCAAGTTGCTCTTGCAACTGCGTAGCAATGATTGTCAGGCGGTCAAGAGCGCCTTCGTGGGTTTCTGCTGGGAAAGGATCACCTTCAGTGTAGTCCACTGTCTGCACAATCGGGGTTCCACGTAGAATCACAATCTTAAAACCAGCCGCAAGGTTGGTGTTTAGCGTGATCGTGGCAAACTTAGTCGAAGCGTTGATTGCGACTGTGTAGTCGTAAGGTGCAGCACCACCCCGCGTTCTCAGAGTCTGATTGCTTGCTGCGTCAACAGTAAAAACCTTTAGATCGTCCAAACCCTGGACGGTCGCATTAAAGTAGAAGGTGCTTGTTGAACCAGTGCCAACCTGGACAACGCGTTTAATTTCGGTTTGAACTGTCATTGCGTAAGACTCCTTAAACTACCTCCGTATGGGATCGACTCGCTAGGCGGTACGAAAAACTGCTGATTATTTTCTTGCATTATACGGCCTTCCATCCGACGAAGATACCCTGGATTGACCATTTCTTGGAGCTCGTACAAAATCAAATAGTCCAGGGCTTGTCTAGTATAGAACAGATTGATGAACGGGGTGTTGTTTATAACTGTCCGCATAACGTTCGCGCCAACGTCTTCGCCTGTACGGATGCGGGTAAAAATCTCAGCTAGGTCATCTACCTGTCCGAAGGTAGGACCTGCTAGGGTTGACAGGAATGAACGACCATATCGGCTGTATTCTCCGAAAAGGAAGTCACCATAGATACCAAGGCCTCCACCCTGGCTCATGGCAGCAAACATAAGCTTGGCGTCCTTCTCTGTATCTCCAGTAAACTGACGTGGTTCGCGGCCCTTGATAACGTCTTTAGCCACCATCGAAGCGTATCCGAACAGGGTTGTACCAGCTATCAAATGTACTAGTCCCATTACGTCGGGCTTACCGTCGGCTGCTCCGTAGACCTCGCGACCAAGACCACGGCGAATCATCGTGATCGGGAACGCTTTAAACTGCATGATCAATCGGATGACTTCACCCTCCACAGTACCAGTCTCTGTGCCTTGGCTCATGATGGCACGTTCAGCAGCTCCTGGCATTGGCACCGCGAAGTCTGATCGATCTTGGAAGTAGGTATCTAGGCGAGATACCAGCTCGTTCCTAGCAGTTGTAATGTCCCTAGCTGACGGCTTGGCAGTTCCTTTGTCCATCAGGTATTGTTTAATCGTCGCGTCGTCTAACTCTTCAATGCCCTCGCTGACCATGTATGAGTTGCCGTCGTCTGCTTTACGGATCGCGTGCTTACGGTAAAGATCCCATTCGGTTTGTCCGATGTCGTATTGACGAAGAACGTTGGTCAGTTGGTCTCCAAGGCTGCTGTACTGCATGCCAGACTTTTTAGCCAGGCTAGTACTCATAACCAAGGCAACCCCTGTCCTGTTGGTGTCGTTCCACCAGCTCATCAGGTTGAGTTTAAAGAATCGCTGCTGCAACTTGGCCATGGTTCCAGGTAAGGTATCCTGAGCACCAAACCGGGCCGTCGTGTCTCCAATGATACCATCAAACCCAATGCCAAGAAGGCGGGCAATTTCTTTTCGCTCAAGGTCTCCTCGACCTTTAAACACGTTCGCGATTGTTTCGCCGTACGACTTAAGCAGCGGCATGCCTTGGTAACGGAGCTCAGCCGCTTGGTTAGGAATATCAGTGATTGACGAGACCACGGCACCACCAAGCTTTGCCATGTTCTGAATAGACCTAGTAATCGCACCAATCTTTGCCAGGCTAACGTTTGCTGGAATACGAGTTGTCCCATCGATTTCCTTGAGCATGTTTGTCAGGTTTTTCTTTGACAGCTCGTCGTACATCTTTGGATTGTCGCGGTACTTGATCTTTAACTCAGTCACCATGCGATCAAATGTGGCTACAGGGTTTGTGCCAAGGCCTTCCATCAAAGCTGTATTCCTGGCCATGTGCTCAAGACTGCTAGTGATTGATTCACGTAGGTCCTGTGTGCCGTATTGCTCGTTGTACGCCATGAACGAGTCAGCATCTTTGAAGTGCAAGATACGTTCCTGACTCATCTTCTTAGCTAGGTTTGCAGGACCCTTAAAGCCATGCAAGAAATTGCTTTCACTATCGCCTTTGAATCTCTTATGCAAGCCAGTGCTTAGACCTAGATAAGCACCTTTAAGGAATTCTTCGGCATCAGCCCCTCTAAACGTAGCGTCAATGTCGAGCTTGTCAACAATGAATTGTTTCCACTGCTCATAGCCTGCTTTACGCAGTTTCTCCATGTCATGACTTTGGCGGAACATATAACCAGGGCGAGCTTGTATATAGGCACCTGCGTCATTGGCTCGCTTGATTGCAGTCATCTGGTACTTGTGGATGACAGCAGCTATTTCCTGAGCAATTGGGTTGTTAGTAATTCCTGGTTGACCTTCAGGTTTAATTTCAAACAGCTCGCGGGCAATGTCGTCGTCCATGTGGCCATTGCTGAAATGAACTAGCAAGTCGTTTTTCTCTAGATCGTGAATTAAACGACCAAGATACTTGTTGGCCAGGGCTTTGCCTTGTGCATCAATGCTAAGTTTAGAACCTACTTTACTTCTCACAGAGCCAACCATCAAGGCTTTAAGGCCCTCAGCTGGATTGTCAAACTTAGCCAAGAAGTTGTAGTTCTGAGCCATGACCTTTGCGTTGATCATGGTGTTGCGCTTCTCAAGAGCAGCTGCTAGGATTGAATCATTCAAGCGTTGCTGCAAGTGAGCTGCAATCGTGGCATCTAGATTTTCGGGCGCCAGCATTTGCTTCTTAGACGTCAAGAACGTATCGATCTCAGACAGCAAATCGCCAGCCTGCTGGTCAGTGATCTTGCCTTCGCCAGCTGCTTTCTTAATGATATTCAAACAGTCTTGCATTGCCATCTTACATTCCCTTCTGGATACAAACAGCGGCGGCTTGAGCTGCTTTGTGCATTGTCACCGCGTCTGCTTGTTGTTGGTCCAGTGTCTTCAATTCATTTTCCAAAGTTGTTTTTAAAGCAGTGCTTAGCTCAGGATCCATGTTGGCAAGTTCAGCTTCTAAGTTTGCTTGTAAAGACTCTAACTCGGAATCAACAAGTTTTAAATCATTTTCAATTGCTTTCATGGTATCAGCAACTGCATCCTTAGGTTCACCTAGCATAGGCGTAGGATCAGCGGCACTGCTTGGCTGTGCCTGGTAAGCTTTTGCCATCTTAAGTTTCTGTGCATCACTTGCTTCAAACGGCAAAGCACGCACGTTGTCAGGCAAGACCTCAATAACAACCATAGGATCGCCAAACTCGTGACTTGGTTTATAGACTTCTTTAATCCTATATTTCATGCCGCGATTGATAAGCAGTTCTGTCTCTGAGTGAGAAGAAATAGCGCCAGCCATCGTAGCCTTAGTTCCTTCAGGAACTAGGATCTTTGTCATTGGTGACTTGCCCTTGTAACTGCCGTGAAACTTCTTGGCCGTTTCAACGTTAAATGACGTACTAGTAAACCCATGCATCGTGATGAACTTACCTTCAAGCGCCTTTAGCATGTTGTAAGCCTTGTCACCATCGATCGTTTGATCCCAAACAAATTGGTTTGCCCCGGGCAAATCTTTAAGCAGGTCATTAAACGTGGTGTAGCGAACATTGCCTCGCCATACCTCATACTTCTCGGTTGTCTCAGGAATCTTTTTAAATATCGAGTCCAGCAGCGCGACTCTCTTATCCATGTTGGCGTCAATGGGTTTACCAAGGACTTCTTTGCCCCACAAATACTGGTTGAGCGAAACGTAATCTGAGTTTGTGTACCCCTTTAACGCAGACATTTCGCTTGGTGTAAGCGTGGTTTGAAGCTTATCGTAAAACTTATCTAAGAATTTCTTAGCATCGTTGTAATTAAAAAATTTAACCGTGCCTTGCTCTTTAGCAACTTCCTTGGCAACATTATCAAAAGTCTTTTCAAGGTCTAGACGACGAAAACCTAGAGTTTCCTTTAAGCTTGCGCCTAACTGGGGATCCATACCGTGCAGCACCGCCGTATCAACAAGCTTGTTGACTTCTTCTTGCGGTATTTTTAGAATCCTAGCCACGGCTTCTTCCGTGTCTTTAAGACTGATCTCTCCAAAGACATCAGGATTCTTTTGCAACAGGGTTTTGTATTCACCAACGGTTGGTTTAAACTCCGCGCCTTTAGGAGCACCTTGCGCTCTAAACAACAAAGCACCACCTGGGTCAATACGCCAAACAACGCCTTTGCCTTCAATCAACTGCATGTTGTAGTTAGGAGCATTGCCGACAACATCCCAGTTTGCCAAGTAGGCGTCAATGATCATGTTCTTAGCAAAAGCCTCGCGCTGTTCTTTTGGCAGTTGCTTAAACTCAGCAGGAGAAATTGTTTTCATGCCCTTGATGTAATCACTGGCAACCCCAACAACCTTATCACCGTCTTGCACAATTGTTGTTTTGGGCATTGCAACACCGTACCAGCGATACAAGGTGGCAGCAACCCACTCGTTCAAGGATTGGTTTGCTTCTTGGTACTTGACGTAGTAAGGACTGTTGTCGTTCTTGTCTAAGTGGAGACCGCCCTTATTTGTACCTTCTTGCTTACCAACTTGTTCAAGGTTACCTACGTCAAACGCGGTGTCATAGCCAGCAAATGAGTTGTACACATCGCCATAGGTTTGCAAGTACGCGTCAGGATCAAACAAGACAGACTCAACAGCTTGCTTGCCTTTAGGATTTAGATCATTAAAGACTTCTTTTGTAGGGTCTTGTACAAAAAGACTTTGCATGGAATCTTCAGGACCAAAGACGACGTCGTGTTGGTTTTGCTTTGGATCAAAAACAGCGTTCTTGACTTCCATCACGTGAGTCAAGTTGTTTTTAGCAAGCTGATACGAACCCTTGTAGGAAATGTCTAGTGAACCCTCCTCAACAGAGACGCCATGGATGGCTAACAAGTCTTTAAGGTCTGACGACACCTTGCTCATGTCAATCGTGCCTTTTTCAGCAAAGGCTTTTGACGTCAACAAACCAATTGGCGAATCACGATTTGCTTTGACAGCCATAACTTGGCCGTCTTTTGTGCGCACGTAAAAGGCCACGTTGTTTTGCAGCCCGTTCTTTGTAGCCATCGTTACGGCTTCTGCAAAGTCAGGGTCTTGCATTGCTTTAGCAACTTGCGCTGCAGTCACCTTAGCTGCCTTAGGACCGGTGGCTTGCTCCATCAAGCTAAGACTTGTCTCGACATCTTGATAAGGCTTGTAGTGCTTGATTGGGTTTGATGCCTGCAAGTCAGAATCAAACTTTGTAGCAGAGGCTGTCAAGTATGGGTCGTAGACTTGCTCACCAGGTTTTAGTGGATCAAGAGTAACTGCTCCAGCAGCCGGGGCTTCAGCATCGGGATTGACTGCGTAAACTTTATTAGAGGCTCCAACAGTAGCAATCTGACTTATTTCAACGTCTTTGCCGTTGCCTAACTGCTTGATTGAAGTTTCAAGAGCAGCTGCATGGCTGCGTTGACGAAGACCCTTGTAGCCGTCGTAAAACTTACCACCAACAGCAAATAGACCACCGCCTGCAACAGTGCCAAAAGCAATGTTGGTCAGTGAGTCCATCATGTCGTAGTCTGCTTTTTCTTGTATCTTTGCAGAATAGATAAACGGTTCAACGCCAAGAGATCCCACAAAGCCAGCTTCAGCGCCGCGCATAAAACGACTGGCAGTAACGCCTAACTTAGCGTATCTAGCTTCACCAATGATCGGCACAAAGCCAATGGCAAGACCCACAGGATCAAAGATCGCCGTGCCCATGGCCAAACCAAAACCAACTGAGTTGTCAACAAAACCTTGTGCACGACCCATCGTACTGGCCAAACGTTGTTCTTCTAATTTGCGCTTATGCTGAATAGAAGCTACAAGACTGCTGACGGGTTTATCCCAGCTAAGGTGTCCTGGAATGCCAAACTTAGTATTTGCCTCGTCTGGCTGCAGCATTGTTGGCCGCTCAGTAAGGCCAAATTCCTCTAATGTTGGACGTCTTTTGTAACCGTCCCTGCCACCCCGAGAATTGTTGTGTCTTCGGTTGTAAAGTTTCTTTAAATCGTCGTCGTTGTAGTTTGTTAACTCTTCAGCTCGACGAATCTCGTTCATTCGAGAAATAGAGTCAATACCGGTTTCTCTCCAACCAGCAGTGATGGCTGCGTCAGCTACTTGCCCAGTGGTCGATCGCAAGTCATCAAAGCCAAAACTTTGAAACCACTGCGAAGGAGCATATGGAGTAAAGTTTTGACTGAGATTACGCGCCTGATCAACAACCTGTTGATTAACCGGATCGTTTGCTTGGCGTGCGTTGAGCGTCGTTTTTTTTACTTTTTCAACCATCGCCTACCTTAAGGAAATGAATTTTGAGTAGGGAACATGTCTATAGGCACGTTCTTCTGCGGCAACAAATTAGGATTGTTGAGTTGCTTGAAAGTAAAAAACACAGGGTTGTTTTGCTTATCGACAACGGGCTCAACAACACCATTGACTTCTACAACAAGTTGTATGGCTCCACCATCGCCCATATTGATCCAGTAACCTTGTTTTGCAATCGTGCCAAGATACTGTTCGTGGCGATATTCTGGTTGTTTTGCTAAGGCTGGATTAAATGAACCTGGGGTTTGAATTTGAACGTATTGGCCAAGTAGTTTTGGATCTTTACGCAAACGATCTGCATTGGTGTGCACGACCTTTGGACTATAGACTTCTTGTGCGGTTGTGCCAACTCTAGGTTTTGGTATGACATACGTGCCGCCATCAATGTCGTAACCCTCTGAAAGAATCGCAAAATTCTTTTTCAACAAGTCTTGCGGGTTGCCACCACCTTTATTGACTAATTCAGTGGCGGTCATTCTGACAGCAAGGTTTCGCATTGAATCAAAAAACTCCAAGCGCTGCGGTAAGTTTCCTGTCAATGCACGACGATATTGCTCGCCAATGCGAATAGACGTAGCTTCAAGGTCGGCATAACTTGTGCCTGAACTTTTTAAGTTGCCTAGGTTTTCGCGCAAAGTCTTGGTGTTTGACGTCAGAGCATTGATGATCTTAGGTTCAGCCGCTGTTCCCATGGCCTGCATTGCCCAGAAATACTCAGGGGGCAATGGGTTAGGGCCGGTTTGCAATTGCCTAAAAACAATTTGCAACTGACCCATGTACTTGCCATCTTTACCGGCGTAACGTTCAGACATGCTTCTCAAGCGTATGCCCAAGTCTTGCGGACTGGCGCCCAACAAATAACTTTTTTCGTTTTCTACTTCGGCTTGACTCAAGACCTTAAGCTCATGTTGAGGCACGCCGTCTTTCATTTGAAGTGCAAGAACAGAATTTCTTGCTTCTCCAACATTGCCGTTCTTTGCTTGTTGCTGCACAGCGGGATTTTGCATCCAATAAGCAACTTGATCTCGAGAGCGCTGTTCAAGAATGCCATTAGCAACTGTGGCAACCTCATTTCTAATCCTTGCCTCGTCAGCTGCGTTTTCGCCACTCACCTGAATGTTCTTGACAAAAGGAGCAATGTCAGCCGTTTTCATGTTGGCTAATCCTTGCGTAAGACTGTGCACCTTCTTGGCTACGGTAATTTCACTCCAAGCTTTGTCAACTAGGATCTTTGAACGATCAACGTCTCTAGGATCTGTTTGGTCTGTTACGGCTGCAATAGCGGCTCTCAACGATTCCTTATCTTTAAACTGAGGAAGACCTACGCCTGTTGACCTAATAGAGGCAACACTGTCCTCAATCGCGGTTTCTACTTTAAATTTTTCGTAGCCTAAAACCGTGTCCTTACTTGTCTTTGAAGAATTGAGCAACCTAGCATATTGATCACCAGTAAAGCCATACAGCTTTTCTAACTTAAATTTACCTTCAGGTGTTTCAGTTAAAGAACGCAAAGCAGCGTGTGCTGATTTTGGATCATCAGCAATCATGCGCATGAAAGCAACCTCAGCAATCTTGTTAAGGTTTTCCTTTGCTTTTTGTGTTGTCCCAGGGCGGACAACTCCAATGTACTTATCTAATCCTTCTGGTTTTACGCCAAGAGCTGCTAGACCCTTAAGACCTTCGGGTACCTTGTCTGCTGGCATGTCTCCTAAAGCAACACGCCACATCATCATCGTGCTGTCTAGCTGCAGAGGATCGCGTGAAACAAGAGTAGCAGATTTTTCAAGTCCATCTGAAAGAGCTAATTCAGACGCCTGTACTCGAAACCGACTTTCTGTCTCAATGGCTCGACCAAGTGCAAACGTCGTAAAGTCAGCAGAAAACTTTTCGTACTCGTTGTCAAAATACTTGTTTGAGCCTGGTTTGCTGGTGTCGTTTTTGCTTAGTATCCTTGCCACCATGGCTCTTGTCTGATTGACGAGGGTCTTTCCATCAGCCTCATTAAGACTTAAGCCTTTGTAAAAATTGACGTTTTGCTCCTCTTGGTTAGACAGTTGCTCAAATTCCTCAAGAAACTGTTGTTTAGCTCCAGCAGAAGCAACTGCCATATCTAAGGTGGCAGTTTCTCGTTGATTCTGATCCCACCATTTAAAGGCAGTACCTGCTGCTTCCTGCACATCCTTACCTGCTTGAATAGTGCCACGAGCTCCAAGAGTAAAAGCATCCCTATCCCTCGCATCAAGACCTTGCTGGTATGCTGTGGGAAGTGTGCCGCGTTTTTCGTAGGTAGGTATTCTTGGCATAGTTAACTCTTAGAAGGTGTTATTTTTCCAGGGGTGACCGTGCCGGTAGGTTTGGACCCCCAAACACCCATTTGTTTGCCCATGTAAGCGGATTGAGCACCACCAGAAAGAAGTGTACCCATAGCGCCTGTAACGCCTTGACGATACGCGGCTTCCCCTTGGAATCGAGACCCGGCTGCTTCTGCTTCAAAATTTTGTTTTTGCAATTGACCACCGTACAAAATAGCCATTTGCTCCATCGTGCCTTGAATGGTCGTATCTTCTTGAAGATCAAGAATGCTACCAGTCATCTGGTAACCGCTGGCTCCTGCAGCAGCTCGCTGAGAACCAATGATCCTGCGAAGTCGAGAAGCTTCTGCTTCTGCTTCATAAGCCGCTTTTTCTTCGGCAGCCTTGGCATTACGCTCCATGATCTGAGCGTTATAGTCAGCCGCCTTTTTAGCGTCTTTACCGGCCTGGTATTGGCCATAGGCCTGCATCGCAGTGCCTGCGACCATGGCCGATACAATCATGACTTCAACACCCATCAAAGAACCTCACGTATCTGTAGTGGTCTTTCTGATCTGGGCCCCACTGCCGCAGCGTCGATTCTCGCTCGTAGCCTAACCACTCTAACCAGCGAATTGCCGCTGAAAAATCTGACGGCACGGTCGTTTGAAGTCGATGCAGCTTGAGTTCCCTTCTTAAAAATTCCTGATTTAACTTTATGTACTTTATACACTGAATTTTGTGGTTCGGAAATAGTGCGGATGGAATCATGTACGATTCGGCCACGCCTTTCCACAAAGGAATGATCCCGGCAATAGCCAGGGGTTTTCCGTAGTCCACTGCCGTAAACGAAATTGAACTTCGTTCTAGGGCAATCTTGTCCGTGAAAACAGGCCAGAGGGGTTTGATGAAGTCTAGGTGCCATGGTTCAAATGGTACTACGATCATCTCTCTGAAACCGTCATTGCGTACATGATTGCCAGTACGGTGCATGGATGCGGAGTATCAGACTGCACGAGCAACTCAAACTGTCGTTCAGGAGCATGCTGTACCAATACTCGTTTGTCCCCTGTGAACAACCTAATTGAGCCCATAGGCATAGCACCAGACCGGAAAGGAATGATCTCTAGGGCTGCTCCGTTGGCACCAAATTTCAAATTAAAGGTGTCTACGAGCCTGAAAGTCACGCGTTCAATGCGACGTATCTTTCCTTGAGAAGGACCTGTCTGGGTTTGAACCTCAGGGTCGAGGGTACGTACTCGAGCCACGTAAGGAAGACCGACACTTACCTTTGAGGCAGTACGCGCTAAAGTAATCGAACCTGAGCTAACAACGCGATCTGGATGAACAGCTCCGTCAGCTAGAATTTGAACTGTCTCGCCTTCTAAATGATCCAATCCGGAAAGAACACTAACGGGAGAACCATCATAACTAATGCCGCTATCAATAAAGAAAGCATCCTCAACCACCATTCCTTTCGCGGTATCAAACGATTTTTCTAAGTATTCAACGTACTGCACGGTTTGACCGTCAATAGTTCGCTGAACGACTAGGTACAAAACCTCTTCTGATTCGTCATTTTTTGGCACAACAGCAATTTGCTTGACTTGAACATTTGTGCCGCCAATGATATGGCGATGCCAAGCAACAACTTCTTGATCTGGCTCGTATGATAAGCAGCGCAGTTCTCCGGTCTGCAGCAACGTCCACACCAAGTTGTCAGGAGAACGCGCGTAGGCAATTTGCTTGACGTTGCCAGTAGTAATGTGTTCTGCAAGCAGCGTAAGGTCTACTGAGGTGTAGCCGTCAATGTTGATGTCGTAAGACAATTCACGTACTTTTAAACGTGAACGGTCAATATACAGGGTAGTTCTACTTGCACCAACAGGGCGTTCGTTGGCAGTGCCGTCAGTAGTTTCACGAGAGATCGTTGCGTTTGTAGGTGTCAGCGCTTCATAGTTTCGTCCTGCTGACAAGATGAAAGGACCATCTGACGTACCAAGCTGCAAACGCTTTTCGCCGTAAATCCATCTAATCGCGTTCACCTGGTCAGTTGCCAAGGTTAAATTTAAAGCCGAGTCATCAAGTACTTCTGCCTTGGCGTTACTAGGACTGAATGACTTAAAGTCAGAAGTTCGCGTACTCCAAATGGTCGCAGGCTTTGACGCGCTTGCAGCAAAGAATAAACGTTCTTGGAAGAACGCAACTGAGGTTGGCCAACCAAGAGTATTTGACCAAGCACCTAGTCTCCAATCCTTTGTGGCGTTACCAGCACCAGTAGAGCCAAATGGAAAGTCAGGGTCAACAACGACAGTAACAGTTGTTGGGTTTGTGTAGGCAGTAATGGTGCCTGCGCCCCAAACGGCAGGAGAACCATTTTTAAAACGAAACCAGCGCCCAACGTCAGTGGCTGCAAAAATACCACTGCTTGACGTAATAGTAGCTGTGCCAGTTAAAGCAGACGTGTGTACTGTTACAGTACCTGTGTTCACGTCGTTGTATGGACCATCTTTGTACAAGTAAAGGTCTAATGACCAGTTAGTAGGTCCTAAACGATTTAATGTTCTTGGTTGATAGTCTTTGTGAACTAGGTAAAGAACGTCGGCAGACTGAGTGAAATCAAGATTGTCAAGATCGTCTTCTGACCAAGGCGAAATGATCTCGTAAGGAGCCGTGCCTGTTCCATTAAGTAAGACAGATTCATTTCTGTAAAACCTAATGTAGTAGTGACCAAACTCAAGGATGTATGCTTGTTCAGTTGAAAAGATAAAAGGAATAAGTTTGACCTTGCGGTTGCTAAACTTTACCTCTGTGATAAAACGCGTACCTGAACGCTTAGTGATGCCGCCGTGAGAGAAGATGATAAAGTTCTCGCAGCGCTCAATTGACGTTGCGTATTTTTGCAAGTCAACACGACCGTACAAACGAGGAGAAATCTCCCCGCCGGTAAAGTTAGTTTGAATTGGCGTTGTACGAGACATTGATTACCACCTTGGAGGTACACCTAAACGTGAATCAGCAATGCCAAATCGACTGTTCAACCAGTAATCGGCATCAAGCACTTCTTGTGAATTTTCTTGAGCATCAACAAACTTGGCTTCGCGCAACTTCAACTCATAGAGCTGCCACATCTGTTCCATCGTAGTTGACGACTGCAGCAATGGGTGAGCCATGTCAGCAGCAAGTCTTGCAGCCAAAGCGTCTACAAGTAAAGTATCATAGCTTGGTACGTCAGTCAACAAAGCGATGTATTTGATTTTCAAGTTGTCTCCGTCGTAAAGAATACGGCGAGATTCAATTGAATAACGACCATTGACATCTTCAAGCGTCAACAGCCTTAGAAAATCTGCGGGCAACACAAACTGATATGTGTACTCGTAAGCAGGCGTAGTTACGTCAAGAGGCAAAGCAGCTCGCCTAATCAAACAGTTCCACGGGTGAGCGCGAAAGACTGCTGCGCGCGAATCATCGTAAAGACGACGAGCCGTTGATGCTGCCTTAGTTGGGTCAGACAGGGAGTTGATGGGATCAACACCCAGCAAAGTAAGTGACCTGTTTACGACTTCAATATCTGATGCTGCCATTTGTATCTCCTAACAAAAACGGGAGACCGTGCCTTACGGCCCGATCCCCCGCACTACCGGTAACTCCTCTAACTTAGTCGATTGCGTAGAGCACGTAACCGTTCAGAGTAGCTGCGTCAGGAATCGTGCCGCCAGTAATTGTTGCACGAACAGTCAAACCAGTTTTGCTGGAAATCTTGCTTGTTGCAAAAGAACTGATGGTGCCTGCAGAAGCCACTGAAGTGTTCGCCATAAACGCGTCGTCATCTGCTGCAACAGCAGCATTTGACAAGTTAGTGTAGCCAGTGTGACCGACTTTAACGACACGAGATGCGCCAAGTGCCGAGCTAGTAATCACCACACCAAGGATGCGGGTAGTACCACCGGGCAAAGTGCACAAGGTCACGGTATCGCCGTCTGCACCTGCACCTGACTGTGTGAAGTCAAATGCACGTACACGTGCGCGACCATGCTCGTCGCAAACGTCGTTCATCGTAGCTGGAGTAGCCTGGGTGTTAGCGTATTGAGTGCTATTTTGATTAGCCATGACTGTTCTCCTTATTCAGCGCAGATGATCTCAACTACCTTCTCTTCTTCCATGCGGGTTGCCCCGAAAGAAGCAGAGACGTAGACTTGAGTAGAGTTGCGCTTGTCGCGACGAGGACCGATGTCAGTAACAATGTCTTGACCAACGGCGATGAGCAAGCCGGACTGAGCCCAGGCAAGCACACGACGGTGGCTAGAAGCATTGGTACGAACCAGTTCAGTGCGAACAAACTCGAACCCCATGAAAGTGTTGATCTCACCTTGCACGAGAGCGCGCACGGTGTTGTAGTCGGCGCTAGACACTTCAGTCGTCTTCAGCAAATCAGTGACTTGCTTAGCCGTCATAGCGATATAGCGACGCTCAGTAGGATCAACTTCGTTTTTGTCCATGATTTCCTTGGCTTTGCGCAACTTAGCAATGGTCAAACCAGAGTTAGTTGTGGCGCCTGACTCAACGTAGTCAACTGCGACTTGCTGAGTGCTAGGGAAAGTCACGGTACTAGAACCGGTTTTGCCGGTGTACACGGTACCAAAAGCCGCATCGAGAATAACCTCGTCCATCTTACGACCAAGTGCAAAGGCTGCGTTTTGGCTGTAAGGCGAAGTAGGGTCAATCAACATGCGGATGCGATCAGGACGGTCGATCAGGTCGGCCCAGTCAAAATCGCGCAGCGAAACGCGGCGACGATCATGTGGAACGTTGATCAATGGGGTGTCCTGGTGACGGCCAGTGACCTCTTGAGCAGAAGTTGCGCCGATACGATCGTAGAACTCAAACTCACCATTCTGAGTTTCAGTGCGAACGAGCGGACGCAAGCGCGAGCCCTTCTGCTGTACGAGGTGTTCTACGTTGGCACGGTACTGCTGTACAAATGCCGTAGTGATTTGAATGGACATTATGTCCTCCTCATTCAGTTAAAGTTGAAAACACGTTTGCTCGCAGAGGCTGCCCTAAAATCGGACCCCCACATACCCTTTTGGCTAGGCGACACCCACGGACCCTTTCGGGTTCCCCGTTAATAGGATAATACAGCAAAAACCAGAAAAAGAAACTAGCCCAAACGCTTACTTTTACCCATTCTTTGGTCGTCCTTGACGGTAGTCAGGTTTTGGTTGACTGTTCCGTAGTCGACCTTCATTTCTCGCTGGACTCGTTTGACGGTGTCATCGACATCGTCGACCTTGGGCTTCTGTTTCAGCCGCTCAGCAAGAATTTCGGACATAGACTTCTGGACTTCTGACGGCAAAGACGTAGACTTGACAGCGTCTCGGACGATTTTGTCTTTTTTGGGCTCTGACGACGGCAGACTGTTCGTCAGAATCTGTTGAAGTTCTTCTAGGTCAGAAGGTTTCTTGCCAAGCAGGGTTTTCATAGTTACTGTGCCTCGTCTGGGTAAGCAAAACCAAACAGGTCTTGCATCTTTTTAACAGCTTCAGGGTGCCCGGTGGCTCCGGGAGTCATATAGGCACTCATGAAGTCCTTATCTCGCTGCATGCGAGCAATCTCTTGTCGGGCAGAATCCGGAGTCATTGTCCAGCCGCGTGATTGTCCAGGGCTGGCAAGTGATTCTTGCATCTGTTGACCGATATTGGCAAACATCTTGACAAACATCGGATGGTCTCCGAGACCGGTTTGATCTAGCCACTGCATGAGCTCTTGACCACCAAAGGTTTCAACTGCGCGAACTGCCAGATCAACGCGCTCGTCAAAAGCGCGGCCAAACTCACGTTTGACTTGGTTTACCCACTCGCCTCGTTGAGCTTCGCCGTTGCTTGTGATCGAGTTATGCTGCTCGCCAACGTAGCTCATGTACTCTTTAAAGATACCCTCAGCTTGTTTTTGAGTTAATCCGTTTGCGTGGAAAATCTTTTTAAAGCGGTCAAGGGCAGCCGGTTCAAACTCAACGCCGTCAGGCACTACGCCATTGGGTTCAAGTTTGTAGTTACCATCACCAGGGCGACCTAGTCGCTCGTAGAACATATCCCATTCAGACTGGTCTGATGTGTCACCAGGAATAGAGATTTTGTCTTTACCAATCATGCGTTGAGCATGAACATAAGACTTGGCCAAACCGTTTAAATCTTTAATGTCTGCCAGAGTGGGATCTGCGCGCAACGTATCATCTAAAGAAGCTCGCCAATCCATTGCTGAACCGGCAGAGCTGCCCCCAAAGTTACCTGCACCAGCGTCTCCGCCAGCAGGAGCCCCCATGGACCCTCCGTTCATATCACTCATTGTTTAACTCCTCGAGTCGTTTCAAAAGTTGCCTTGCGTCTCTTTCCAAAAAACGCAAAATGCTAAGCACCAAGCGACGCTGACCTTCACGGTGCGCCGTCTCAGTAGGATCACCTGACACGTACGTGGTATCGCCGATGAACCCAACTTTGCAGAGGTGTTCAAGCACACGTTCGCCATCAGGCGTGGAAAATATTTTCTTGTAGCTGTCTTGCAGCTCAACGGGATTAAATTGGCGGGGCACCTGGTTCAACTCCTTGATCTGGTGGAGGCTCTAAACCTTGGGGCATCGTGGCTGCGGCATTAGCAGCATCCTTAGCAGTGGCTGCCATCTCACGACCTCGAGCAACCTCAGCCATTTCCGCCTGTTGTTCTGAACGCTGTTGACGCATAGCTTGTAGTTTTTCTACAGACAATAGAGTCTCAAGCGGCGCATCAAGCAGCTTAGCTGCCCAGCGAACGGTACCGTCTGCGTCAATGTTGTCGAAGACTTCGGGTTTAATGTTACCCAAAGGTACGAGTGCTTCAAGCAGGCGAGTAAAGCTAAACAGTTGCTGCGTCTTCTGAGCACGTGCTACTGGAGACACGTAGTCAATACGCATGTTGCGACCTTCAATAGCTGGAGGTGGCGGTGGCAGCATCTTGCGACGAGCCATAATGTTGAACACCCGGTCAATCATAGGACCAAGCAACTCAAACTGCAAGCGACCAACCATAGGACCCATGAGTCGCATACGCTCTTCTTGACGCTGCAGCACTTCAGTTGCAGTCATTGAAGGACCTTCACGCATCTGCATCCAGTCAACGTGGAACGTTTTCAAGACGTGCGTGCGGCGTGAATCAATGAACTCAAGGCCAATGTCAGGACGTACACCTTCAATCAAAGGCATAACCTTGTCTTGGGTCCCTGAACGGTAATAGTTTAAGCCACCAGGGATGGTGCGCAATGGCAGCATGAAGCCATCGTCAGGAACAAGCAACGGTGGATCAGTGGCCTTCTGAGCAGCCTTGATGACCGTCTTGCTCATCTCGTTGATCATCTTAATGTCAGGCATGGCAGTCATGGCAGGAGACCTACCATACACTTCACCTGCTGTCTTTGTCCAGCGAGGCACCATGTAAGGGAACTCGTTGAAACCGCCGACGTTAAGAACCAGTTTTTCTTCTTCAAGAATGTAAGCACTCATCCAAGGCATGTTCTTGGCAAGCTTACTATCTGGGTTAAAAGTGTCTCTGGGTTCTACTGCGTGAATGCAAGTATATTCTTTGTGAGGGTCTTTGTAGACGTTCTCAATGAACTTCTCAGGCAACTTGTCTTTGTACATCTGGACTAGTTGACGACCTGAATGCTTGTATTGACGGTACAACGTATCGACTGCGCCTTCAGCGTTTTCAGCGATGTAGCACTCAGCCAAGTGATACGTTCTAAAGTTAATTGGCCTGCCTGGTTTGTCTTCAACGTACAGAACACCTGTGCCGTAAGAACCAAGGTCAAGGTAGAGCTCGTGAATCATCGAGCCAAAGTTAGAGTTAGGCGAGTGAAAGACTTCGCGGAACATCATGTCCACGACGCCTTGCAGCCACATCTGGGTCTGCTCGTCTTCCTCTTCTCGCATCTTTTCTAAGATGAGAGTAAACCACGTCTCTGAGGGCGCGGTCAAATAGCCATGCAAACCGGCAGCTAGTTGTTCATTAGCTAGCGGGGCCGTTGAGTCATAGACCTTGTCAAACCTAGTCCGGTCGCCTTGGCTGCGCTGAGCGTTGAAATCGCCTCGTCTTGGGTTGACAAAATCTGTGCAATCTTGCCAAGTGTTTTCCCAAGGGCTGCGAATCTGCTTAAGTTTCCCCAGGCGATCGATCGTGGTAGTGACAAGCTTTTTATCGTCTTGTCCTTTATCCACGATTAACTACCGCCAAGAGGTGACTTAGTGCCTAGCAGTTTCTTCTTCTGAAGTTTTTCCATACCGATTGAAACACCCTGTGCTCCAGTCAACATGGTACCTTCACGGCCTTGAGCCTCACCCTCAACCTTACGTTGATTTTCTACGGCATCTGAAACAGCTTTATCAGACGTCTTAGGGGCTTCAGGGGCTGCTGCCGGCGCAGGCGCAGAACTTGGGCTCATACCCAGAACTTTTCCAACAAATCCACCACACATAACTATCTCCTTTTCTTAAAAAGGTTACCTACTACTTCGTAACCCAGGAGATGGTACAGCTGTGCCGTTCTCTCTGGGGCCACTTGCGTTGACGTAGCTGGACAAATTTCCTTTGCACCGCGCTCAAACGCCCAATCTTCAAATGCCTGGATTAGCCTCACGGCTGCCAGACTACCTCGCTTCGTTGGGTCTACAAACAAAGCCAGATCGACCGCCATCCGGTCGTTACTGAAATAATACTCTGTCAGAAGCCCCGCGTACATGGCAATTATAGTGCCGTCTTTTTCGGCTAGGTGCAAAAAGTATTCGTCAGGTGTAGCAATCATGTGGCTCACTAGGTGAGCTACCTTTTCGGGGTTATACGTACAGACCTGCGGATAGTGCGACTCGTTGAAGATCCCGGCTGACAGTTCTAGGACTCGAGGTACGTCGTCGACCGTGGCAGGGCGAATGATCATAGGATCTTGTATTCCATGTCGGCCATCCTAGGCAAGGATCTGCGGTTCATGTCTAGTTGATCGCGGAGGCCTACGCACATATATCGGAAAGCGTCGGCAGGGTGACTGGTCCAGTCGTGCAGCGGTTTGTCTCGGAAGACCTTGTTCTTTTCGTCAAAGTCTTTTCGGTACTGGCGCAATGATTCGATCAGGTGTGCACACTTTTTCTCGTCGAACCAGCACTTCGGCAGCGTCGTTCGGACGGCTTCAATACCGTCATCGATCCTAAGGTTTGGTACCACTCGGAATCGGATGCCAAGTTCTCGGGCAACTTCAAGTCGAGACTTACCGCTGCCAAGCTCACGAACTTGAATATCGTGCGGGGCCAAATGTTCTCCGTAGACATAATCTCTTTCTTTGATGATCTTGGCGTAATGAGCCATGCCCTCGCCAGATGCTTCGTAGTAGTCGATTATACGGATCTCTTGACCGTGCTTCTGATAAAAAACTATTGCAGTCGAATCTGAGACACCAAGATCCCAGGCCGTATGCACCTCGAGCCGCGGTTCATAGGGGAGACTTCCTAGCCGACCGTCGGCAAGCAGCTTAGCCATGGCGGTGCCGTAATAGCTGCCGACTAAAGGAGCATCAAAACTGCAATAGAACTCTTGTTGAATCATTTCTTCAGGCATGCCAGACGCTCGTTCCTCGTCGACAGCCTCCATAGAAATGGCCCTAGTGTCGTCTACGCTCAGGACTTGCTGGTACCATCGCTCATTTCGCTTGGCCATGTTGAGTAGGTCATATCCATGGTTTCGACCTCGAGCGGTATAAATAAACAGCGCCCATCCGCCATTCTCAGCCAAGATGGGACGAATGTAATCCCATGCGCGGGGATCTTGGAGGGAGTATTCAGAGAAGACGACTCCGACGGGATTTGCTCCAACCAGTCTGTCGACATTGTCTGTACCCACCACCTGATAGATTGAGCCATTCTTCAGCGTAAGCCGCATCTCCGTGTTGTTGACTGCTTCCCACATCTCTTTGGGAAAATGGTCAATAAACTTGCGACCATCACGCGTCATCCCGTCCCAAGCAATCTTACGGCCTTGGTTGTAAGTCGGGAACAGGTGCCAGTACAAACCCGGACGAGTCAGAGCTGAAACTGCACACCAGTTAATCGACAACAGGTCTTTGCCTGCACGCCGGTGCCAAACTGCTACGGCACGCTTACCGCCATCTTCTAAAAATTTCCACAGGGGAAACTGATAAGGCCTTGGTGCCCAATCAAGAGGTACTGTTATCTCCGCCATCAGTGTCCTTTACAACGTCACTAAACCGTACAACGTTAATGTTGAAAGAACCGCTGCCCTCGATCTCCATTTCAACTGCCTTGCGCTTAGGAGCAACGTACTGGGCCAATTCTTTAAACGCCTGGAACTTTAACTCCTGGCTTGCCGTCGGGTCGACAGCGAGCATTGCCATGCCTTCAATTGGATCGCAATTCAGTGCTGCGAGTTTTTCTTCAATTTCCGCAGTCCGCTTGTTCTTAGCTCCTGCAGGACGACCAGCGCCTTCGCGTTTACCGCCAATTTGTGCCATGATGGGACCTCCTGTCTACCTATATTATACGGACTACGTAGGATTGTACATAGTCCCCCTGAATTTTGCATGGGATCATAGGATTATTGGCATATTGTATTGATTGGCATTCTCTGCAATTTTCACACGCTGTGCTCTGTTTTTCCCTATACTAACCCCAATATGCACGGATTTTTGCCGATTTACCTTTGAAAGCCCCCGCAGAACCACTGACTAGGCGCTTTTGGGCCTGCGCCCCGCTGCCTGACACCTGGGCCCCTAGCCGCAAACACGGACCCGAGCCGGTAAAAAACAGCTTCTCTATATAGATCCATGGTTCTTGGACCAAAAACTGGGTACAATTAACGGAAATAAGCGGAAAAAGGACCTGGGTTTGTAGGCCACGGACAATTGCGGATGGGATCGTGGATGGAAGTGGGAGGGAGGGAGTATGAAAAAAGGTGATATT